GTTCCCGCCTAACAGCCTAGGGGCGGCGGGGCGCGCTCTAATCAATACGACGAACTATGACACGAGAAGAAATAGCTAAGAGCTTAAAGCCCCTTGCGTGGGACGTCTGGGCTGGCAACAAGTGTCGCTTTGCCAATCCGACAGAAGCACATGAGGCAATGATAATGACCAAGGATGACGGGCGCTTGCTTGTCAAAATAAACAGGCATGGATGCATAGCGTCAGTGGCGGAGACGGTGGCTTGTACGATGCAAGAAGCAATTGACTTCGTCCGCGAGTGGCAGATAAGCCGCTTCTGCTCCTACTTCCAAATTAACGACTAACAACATAAGATATGAAACGCATAATTCTAAAGGAACTAACTCTTGTAAATTGGAGAGGCTCAGACGCTACGCCGAGAGAATTTGACCCTGTATGCACCACCATCGCAGGCGCAAATGGGCTTGGCAAAAGCCGCCACTTTGATGCCTTTACGTGGTTGCTCTTCGGGAAGGACAGCCAAGACCGCAAGGACTACAACATCAAGTCCATCAGAAAAGGAGACACGACAGGGCGCTCCATCTGTGGCGTGAGAGGCACATTTGATGTTGACGGGGAGATTGTAGAGCTGAAGCGAAACTTTAAGGAAGAGTGGGTGAAGCCACGAGGGGCAACGGAAGAGGTCTTCAATGGTAACAAGACAGAGTGCTTTTGGAACGACACGCCCGTCAGCGTCACGGAGTACGCAAAGCGCGTCCAGGGCATCATTGATGACACCTTGTTTAAGATGCTCACCAATCCCGCCTACTTCCTTTCAATGCCCTGGAAAGACCAGCGCGAACAGCTCTTTCAGATGGCTGGTGCTGTGGAGGATAGTGAGGTTGCCACGTGGAAGCCTGAATTTGCCGCTTTTCTTGACAAGCTGGCGGGCAAGCCAATGGCGGACTTTAAGAGGGAGCTTGCAGCGCGCAAGCGTCTTATAAAGTCACAGCTTGACGAGGTGCAACCACGCATTGACCAAACGTATAAGCTGATGCCCGAAAAGCAGGACTTTGCCGCCCTTGAAGCTGAAATGAAGAGCGTTGATAATGCGCTTGTCCAGGTGGACGGCGTGTTGGCAAGCGTTGCAGAACGCTCGCGAAAGCAGTACGAAGAGGTGCATGCTCGCCAGGATAAGATAAACGACTTAAAATCGAAGCGTCGGCAGGTCATCTTTGACGCAAAGAACGAGGCGAGAGAGTATGCATACAGGGCAAATGTGGAGCTTCGTGATTTGCACGAGGCGGAGAGAAGGGCGCAGCATGAAATACAGGGCTTTCAGAGGGACATTGAGGCGGCGACCGCGGAGATTGCACGCCTTGAATCTCGCAAGAAAGAGCTGACGAAGCAGGCAGATGAGCTTCGCGAGGAGTGGTACAAAGTCAATGCAAGTGCCTACAACGGAGAGACAACCTGCTCTTGCTGTGGTCAGGAGCTTCCCGCGGAAATGCAGGCATCGGCAAAGGCTCACTTTGACAAGCATAAAGCGGATGCCCTGGCGAAGATAACGGAGCGAGGGAAGAGCATCAAGGAGGAGGTTGCGCAAATCGACGCACGCATTGTGGAGGTGCATGAGGATATTCCACATGCCAACGAGGGTATCACCCGCCAATCTACGGAGCTGGAGAAGCTGAAAGCGCGCCTTGCCGGTGCGTCGGAAGTCAAGCCCGAAGAGGTTAAGCCCGAAGACATCAAGGAGTACAACGACCTCACGGAGCAAATCACCGCACTTGAAGCAACGCTTGATGACGGCATTGAAAGCGAAGACACAACCATCTACCAGGAGGAGAAGAGAAAGCTGACCGCCAAGCGCGATGAAATCAAAGAAAAGCTGACCGACCGCAGGCGAATTGAAGAGCTTGAAAAGAGCATCAAGGAGCTTGAAGAAGAGGGGAGAAGCCTTGCACACCAGCTCGCAGAAGCAGAGCGCGAGGAGTACACGATGCAGCAGTTCACGAAAGCGAAGATTGACGAGTGTGAGAAGCGTATCAACAACCTCTTCACGATGGTCAAATTCCAGCTCTTTGACTATACGATTGAGGACGCGAAAAAGGAGAATCCCATAGAATGCTGCATCCCTCTAATCAATGGCGTGCCGGTGGGTACGACAAATACCGCTGCTAAGGTCAATGCAGGGCTTGACATCATCAACGCGCTGTGCAGATTCTACGGTGTGACCGCGCCAGTCTTCATCGACAATCGTGAGAGCATCAACGAGGTAATTCCAACGGAGAGCCAAATAATCAATCTAAAGGTAACAGATGACAAGAAGCTTGTCATCACGAAAGGGAAGTAACGTATAACGACTAACAAAGACTATGAAAATGAAGTACGCAACGACCATTCAGACGGCACAGACGGTGCTGACATCTATTCAGAGCGCCATCTGCAACGCCATCCAGGCAGTTGCAGGGTGGTTCAAGGAGCGACGAGAAGCCAAGGAAAAGGCGGAGACGGCAAGCATATTGCGTGAATCGGCAGAGCGCGTCCAGCTTCAGGAGTTCATGGGGAAAGTCCATATTTCCATTGACGGCATCCCCCTTATGCCCGTGGAATCCCTCAGAAAGGATGCTATCCCCGCGCTGGAAGAGGTGCGCATGACCTATCGCAACTACGCAAATCAACTCAACTAAACAGATACAGACATGGATGAATTAGTGAAAGCTACCCCCGCAGTGGGAGTTATCAACGTGCCCCAGGTGGTCAATTTCTTTGACCCAGTGCAGTTTGAGGTGTTGCAGCGTGTATGCAAAATGTACACTTATGCAGACCTTGTCCCTGACGCATACAAAGCGAGCGAAAAGAATCCCATGGAGAAGGCTATTGCCAACTGCATGATAGCTATTGAGGTGGCAAATCGTATCGGAGCAAGCCCACTGATGGTAATGCAGAACATGGTGCCTATCTACGGCAAGCCATCTTGGTCAGCGACCTTCCTAATCGGCACGGTCAATGGGTGTGGGCGCTTTGCTCCATTAAAGTACCGCTTCACGGAGAAAGGCATGCTTGGCATGGTGGAGTACACCGACTATGAGTACCAAGGAGGACGCAAGACCGCCGTAAAGAAGCAGTTTGACGGCAAGAAGATAATGGACATTGAGTGCGTTGCCTACACTACCGCAAACGGGTCAGACCAGGTGCTTGAAAGTGCGCCCGTATCAATTCGTCTCGCCATCCAAGAAGGGTGGTACACCAAGGCGGGTAGCAAGTGGCAGACGATGGCAAAGCAGATGTTGATGTACCGCGCTGCATCATGGTGGACACGCACATACGCACCGGAGTTGTCCCTTGGTATGAAGACCATTGACGAACAGCAGGACATTTACACGGAGTATGAAGAGGTCAAGGATGTCAAGGAGCAGGTGGCAGCTGAAAAGGAAGCCAACGCAAATCAGACGACCATCCAAATAGACCTTGGAGGCGAAGCCCCTGCAACCGTCGATGCACAGACGGGCGAAATCATCGGGGAAGAGCCAGCAACTACCCCAGCAACCACCCCAGCAGACACCCCAACAGATACCCCAACAGATCCGCTACCAGGCTTCTAACTATGGCACAAGTAATCGACAACACAAAGGGCTTCAAGGTCATTGAAATGAGCTTGCCTGAATCAGTCAAGGCGTTTGGTGGCGTGGGGGTCTGTGATTCGTGCGGTCGCGCAGCCTACACAGCATACTATATCGCAGTACTCAACGAGGCGTTTTGCCCCTACTGCTACGAGGAGTGGCAAAAGCTGGCAGAGCGCTACGAAGAGGACGCCGCGGTTGAGCAACACAACTTTGACGTCGCTAAAAATATGCTTCGCATAAGATGAAATTAACGATACTCGGGAGCAGCTCGGCGGGCAACTGCTATCTGCTTGACAATGGTAAGGAGAGTTTGCTTGTAGAGTGTGGAGTGAGCTACAAAAGCATCGCAAAAGTTCGTGACTTTGACGTTCGCCGCGTTAGAGGGTGTATAATCTCGCACGAGCATGGCGACCACGTCAAGGGTAGTGTAAAGGTGCTTGAGGCTTGC